TTCCAATTAAGTGGAACGACAAAGCAAATAGTTCTTTATTCAACAACAACAAATGGAAATCAAACGATTGCACAATCAAGTTGGAACCTTGATAAATTAGATGGAACTGGCGCAAGTGGAAAAACACTCGATACTTCTAAAGTACAAATTCTTGCTATAGATTTACAAGCACTTTATGTCGGTAGAGTCAGAGTCGGATTTGATATAGACGGAGTTTTATATTGGGCTCATGAATTCAAACATGCGAATAATATTACAACTCCATATTTCAAAACTGCAAATCTTCCAATAAGATGTGGTATGACTTGCACAGGAACAGTTAGCGCAACAATGAATTATATTTGTTCAACAGTTCAAAGTGAAAATGGGGCTATCAGTAAAGAAGGTTATCATTTTTCACAAGACGCAAGTGTAACTGCTGCAAATGGCACTAAGACTCACCTAATTTCAATTCAGCCAAAAACGACATTTAATTCAATAACAAATAGAACTAAAATAATAATAGATACTGTCGACATTATTGTAACTGGAAACTCTCCAGTTCATTATGATATTTGCATAGGGGATGTTTTAACAGGGACCACAACATTTAATGATGTCAATACAACTTATTCCGCAGTACAATATAATACTGCCGGAACTACAAGTGGTAATCCTGCAATTATAATGTATTCAGGACATATTTCTGCATCCGCTACAACGAAAGGCACCGTATCAGAACACGTTGAAGTAAAATATCCTATTACCTTAGATGCAGCAGGTGCAGCAAGAGCACTTGGTAGGGTTACTATTTTAGTTACAGGGCTTGGTGCAAATAGTGCAGTTGAAGGAGTAATTAACTGGACAGAGATTCGTTAAAAGGAGGAACATGGAGATAGATATAACAAAAACAATCGAGCAGAAAATTAAGGGTAAAATAAGTAAACCTGAGATTACATTAACACCTTTAAGCAGTGGACAATATACTGCCCGAGTAACATTCAATATTTTAAATGATGTTGGAGCACCTGTAGAATTGATTAGAATAGATTATGACGTAACACAATGGAATGAGTTCTGGAACAATTTCAATTCAGGTAAATTCTTATTAGAGGAATTAAAAAAAGTATATAGTCTAGATAATTTAATTATACCTGATGATATTGAGAGCTGGTTTGTAAATTAATAACTATATAGTATTACTTTAAACATTTTTAAATAACTTTTAATTTATCTATTTATATATTTTTAAATAACATGCCAGCAGAATTAGAAAAAATGGTTGCAGCAATTAAGAAGCAATTGCGTGATAAGTATCCTAAAAAAGATGATAAAGAAATAGACCAAATGGCTTGGGCTATAGCTAATTCTAAATTTAAAAAAGAATCTGTTTCTGAAGAAATTGTTGTCGGTGAAAATGTTAAAATCAATATTATGTGTGAAGCTATAATTGGTGAGGAGATTAAAGAATGAAAGTCGCAGTAAAAGGTCTTGCTATTAAAGAGGGTACTTCTAGAAATAAAGTTCACTATAGTGCAGAAGAATTAGCTAAATTTGCACCTACAATGGCTGGCGTTCCTATATTAATGGACCATAACGGAAACACATTAAGTTCAGTAGGAAAAGTTACAAAAGCGGAAAGTACAGACAATGGACAAACAGTAATGTATGAAGGCTGGATTAAGAATTATGGCGATGCGCAAGTTGTTGAAAGAGCTAAAGATGGAATATTACAAGTTTCTATTGGAGCAATAGCCGGTAGAATGGTTAAAGAATCTAAAGATAGTGACATAGTAATTGCTAAAGATTTGCAAGCATTAGAATTAAGTTTAACACCAACTCCTGGAGTTCCTGGGACCACATTAATAGTAAAGAAAGAAAATTATGATTTAAATGAAGAAGAGATAAGTAAAATGATTGAAGATTATACGAAGGAAGAAGAAGGAAAAACAGTTTGTAAAGATTGTGGAATGAAAATGAAAAAGAATGAAGAGGGAAAGTTGTTCTGCCCTGATTGTAAAAAGAACGAATCATATTCAACCTCTAACGAGGAAGATAATCATAATATTGAAAGGAGGATTAAAATGGAAGCAAACGAAGTCAAGAAGAACGACAGTGTTGTTGAAACAAAAGTCGACGAATCTGTAGAGCTTAAGGCCAAATTGGAAGCTGCTGAAAAAGCACTTTCTGAAATGAAAGAAGCTCAAAGACAGGAAACTATAACTTCTTACAAAGCAAAATGCACAGAGAAATCATTAACAGCATTAGATGTATCTAATATGACAATGGAATCTATAAAAGCATTAATAGCAACAGTTGATTCAATTCCTGCAAAAAAGGAAGAAGTAAAAGAAGTTGCACAAACTAAGTCAGTCGAAGTAGTTGCCGAAAAAGTTGACGAAAAATTCAATGATTATATTGTTGAGAGTTCTACACTTGGCGGATTAGCTTTCGGAAAATTTTAACTAAACATGGCAGTAAATCCATATGGAGCAGTTTGGGCAACAGATTTTGGTAACCCTAAAGTCATAAGTGCCTATTCAGACTCAGTTATTTCCGGAGGACAATTAGTATTCGCCTCAGGTGTCGCAGGACTAGTAAGTTCAGGACTTGATTCATTCGCAACATCTGATGTTAAAGTTAGAGCAGGAGCTTCTGGATTACAATATCTTGGAGTTGCTTTGGCAACTGTAGGAAGTAATGCATTAGTACCTGTAGCTATAAACGGAGTATTCTTGTTACAAGCAAGAGCACCAGTTTCTGGAGGATATACTGTAGCAGCATTAGGAGACGACTCAGTCGGATTCTGTACTGGTTCAGAAATGTCAATAGGAAAAGCATTAACTACATCAGCTAGCGGAGGTTTTGCATTAGTTTTATTAAATTAAAATGGCAGAATATAAATATATCAAGGAATTATTGAACACTGGTACTGGAGTAGAAGGTTCTCTTTTGATTGTTAAGAAAATACATGACACACTTATAGAAGAAGTAGATAAAGTACTTATTCCTAGAAGTGAAGCAGCATTTGTTGCTGGACCAGCAAACGTGCCAGGTTCAAGTTATGATGTTGACTTAGAAACACCTAATTCATTAAGAGTAAGGGAGATTGCAGAAGGAGCAGATATAACATCTGACCAACAAACTTATACTACTATAAACATTAGACCTATAAAGTATGGTGTTGGAATTAGAATCACAAGAGAAATGCTAGAAGACGCTAAGTGGAATCTTTTAGAAAGGAACATTAGAAGGGCTGGAGTTAGAATGGCTGAAAACGAGAACGCTCTCGTAATCACCGCACTAGACTCAGCATCAACTACTGTTTCCGGTGGTGCAGCTATAACAATAGCAAACATCACTGCTGCAATGCAAGCACTTGAGGACCAAGACTTTACTCCAACTACTTTAGCAGTAGGTATTGAGGTATTAAATGACCTTAGAAATATCGACACTTTTGTAGAAGCAGATAAAGCTGGTAATACTCAAATGATGGCAAGCGGTTTCGTAGGAAGAATCTACGGATGCAATGTTATCAAGTTTAGTACAAACGCAGCTCCATCTACAACTTATTCAAAGTATGCTTATGTTTGGGATAAAAACCAAGCTTATGCTATAGTTGAAAAAAGACCTGTAATGATAGAGAAGTTCGATTTACCAAACAACGATATGTCAGCAGCAGTTGTCACTCAGAGAATAGCAGTCAAGATTCTTAGAAGTCAAGCAGTAGCAAAAATAACAACTTCTTAATAATATAAGAAGTTCTTTTATTTTTATTATTAGGTTTTTCACACCGGAGCCACTAGAGTGGTACAAAGTGAATTTTACATAAATAAATTATATACAAACAAATAAAAAATGCCAGTAGCAACAACAGGAAGTTCAACACCAGGGCTAGTAAATGGTCTTAGTAGATGCTTAAACGTAGGTAGCGGTAACAATTATAATTTACCAGAAGAAATATTAACAGTATGGGGAAACCCAGATACATATGTTACGTCTATAGTAGGAAGTCAAGTCGCATTTGACCCTCTTAATAGAAAATTATATATGTCGTTAATAGCTAACGGAAGCACATGGTTTAACGTCGGAAGTAGAACGTAAGAACTATAATTTATTTTTATTTTATATTTTAATTAAACGCCGAAAGGCATGTCCTAAAAAGGACGATAAGGAAACATAACAATGCAATATTTAGACGAAGAAATAAGACAATATGAAACAGGACGATTTTATATCAGCACTGGAAGCAATAACTTCAATTTAGGTAGTCTTGTCTTTGGGACAGGTTATTGGGAATCCGGTAGCGTTAATTCTTTTACATTTAACTTTAGTGGAACTTCATTTGCAAGAATAGGAAGTTTACTTGAACTAGATAACAAACCTAATGGAATTACATTAGGATTCTGGATGAAACATAATACTGGAAGCTTTAACGGATTTGAAGGAGCATTTGGTAGAGGTTCAACAGGAAGTAGAACGCCTTGGTGCTATGGAAATAATGGAGCAAGAGAATTAGTCTTTGCTCAAAACACTTCAGGTATAGGACCAGACTTTCAAGTCTCTTTAATCCCTATTGGCTCTAATACTTGGGACCATTATTGTTTTACATTTAATGGAACTGCAGGTTCAGCGTTTAAAAATGGCTCTTTAACTGGATTTGGAACTAATGTAGATTCAGCAGTTGGTGGTTCTTTACTAGCAACTGATACTGATGCAACATTAGCATCAGCAGGTGGAACAGCTTTAAATGGAGCATTAAGTAATGTAGTATTATATAATAGAGGATTATCAATAGCTGAAGTTGGAAGTTTAGTTTCAAATAAAATACCAGGAAATGGTTTAATTAGATATTGGAGAATAAACGAAGGAGTTGGAAGTTATATAAATAATTTTATAACTGGAAGTACAAATTTATCTACTCCTTTAATATATGGACAAATAGAAAGTGTTGAAATAACTCCAGGAAATAATTTTTCTGTTGGAAGTATTTTCTTAGTTGAATCAGGTACAAATATAGTTCTAGCAAAATATTATTCAGGACTAGATACAAAAACATATAATGTACCAATTAAATATATGGTTGATAATACTAATACTATAGGAAGTCCGTATGCATTTTCAAAAGTTATATCAACTAATCCTATTTATATTATAGGAAGTGGAATGTCAAATGATGCTTATGTTGAAAATATTAAAATTTTATATTCATGAAAAAGGAGGAAAAATATGGTAAGACCAAATAGAATCAAAGATATAACATTCCCAGCATTTGCTGTAAATGGAAGTAACCTTGGACCTATATATGCTTCATCAGTAGCTAATGGAGAAATTCTAAAAGTAACAGTTTTAGGAATAACATCGCCAGGTAGTTTAATAGTTGGAGAAAGTGGAACTAATGTAGAAGTATGGAGAAGAAATAACATAACTTCAGGATTAAGTGCACAAGAAGCATATACATTTGTATATCCAGTTGATAATACAAACACCACAGGAAGTCCACAAGCATTCTTAACTAGAGTAACAAATAACATTTTATTCTTAGCAGGAAGCGGATTTACATCAGGTACAGGAACATTATTCGGACCAGTAACGGTCTACTATAGGTAAACATGGTAGTGTGGAATAGCGGAAGTGTCGCTACACATATAGGAAATATGTATGGCTGGAGTGTCATAGGTACTCTTAGTGGAGCGACTCTTAATGATATGGTAATTCAGGAAATTAATTTCATGAATACTTATACAAATGATAATACTTCTTCTGACTCAATTGCTGAAAAATATCAACCTTCAGTAATAGATTTAGTTCAGTCTAAAGTATTATTAACTCTTGAAAGTCAACAAGGTGGGATAGATACAGTTAGTTTAGGAGACTTGTCTGTAAGTCAAGGTGCTGGTGGTGGAAGTGAATTAGCTAAACAGCTTAGAGCTGATGCTATATTAAGATTAAAAGAATTAGGGAGATATACTCGTTATAGAAGAGTAATTAGTGGATAATGTCAATAGCTACTACTTTTTTGAATGACGGTATGAGATATATACTACCTCATGGTAATCAAGTTCTTGTTAAATTAATTAATTATACTACCAATGAAGCAGACTTTGATGACGTTCTAGTTCAAACTCTTACTGGAAGTACTTATGTAAGTGGTTTAATATTTCCTATAAAATCTAAAATGGGAAGTAGTGAAGCTTTATTAATGGAACAAGGAAAGTTAAAGACTCAGGATAAAGTTCTATATACAGGAAGCTGTCAAGTTAATACTAGCGGTCTAGTTATAAATATAGGCACTGAATACTATACAATGATTCCAGATGGAGTGCAAAAGTATACAATTGGTAATTCAATAATTTACCAAAAGATGTATATAAGGCAAACTCTGCCTGGGAGTTTATTCTAAATGCAATTTAATTCTAACAGTAATAACTATAATCTTAATTCTAGTTTTAACGTAGTTCCTATTAATCCAGGAAGTATATCAGGTTGTGTAGTTTACTTTCCTTTAAATGAAGGAACTGGAAGTTATGGATATGATAGAATAACAGGAATGACTGGTTCTTTTGTAAGTGGAATGTATTGGGATGCTGGAAGATATACTTCGGGAGTAAGAAGTTTAAGTTCTACAGATAACGTGTATTTTAGAATAGGGTCATTAGGAATGAGTTCTACAAATTTAACTGTATCTATGTGGGTAAGACATAATATAGGAGTAGGAGCAGAAACAAATGGCTTTCCTGGATTCATAGGAAATGAATCACCTAGAGGATTCATATTATATCAATCTAGAGCTGTAAATAGTAATCAAATAGGATATAAGTTTTGGGATAGCGCATCAACAGTTTATGATAATATAGTAGGAGGTACAATTCTAGCATCAGGTATTTGGCAACATGTTGCTTTTACATGGAAAAATGGTTCAATATCTGACTATAGAAATGGAAAATTAGATACACCTACTAAAGTATTTGCAAGTACTGGAAGTATTAGAATAGGACAAACGATAAGATTAGGAATGGCTGATTCTCCCGGAGACTATAACATATCTGATTTTTCAGTATTTAATCGTGTTTTAACATCAAATGAAATATATTCTATCTATAAAAGTAATCTTCCTAAATATCAAACCTTGTCTTTAGACTCTAGTAGCGTAACATTAAGTAGTAATAATCAAATAGAATTACTATCTCCTGGAAGCTTTCCATGGGTGCAAAGTTATTGGGATTTCAATAATGTTATTGGAAGTACAGCATATGACAGAGTATCAGGCGCAGAAATAAGAATAATGAGTGGCGCTAATTTTACTGGAGCAATATATAATTCTGGAATTAATTTTCCTTTAAGTGGTCTAGCGAGTGGTACTACATTACCTTTCAAATTTAACGGAGGAAGTAGTTATACTTATTCATTATGGATTAATCCTCAACCTACTGAAAACTATTTAATAAGATTAATATCTCCTAAAGGTACAGCAGGAGTTTATCACGCTGAATTAAGATTATATAGTGGTACTAAATTATCTTTTGGGAATGCTAGATATGATGGATTTAATAATCCTTCTGCAATAGCATTATCAGGAGTAGAGCCGAATATATGGTCTAATGTTTCCACTACTTATAATAAGAACGATAAATATATTAGAGTATATACTAATGGTAGTTTACTAGGTTCAGCACTAGATAATACAACAACAACTTCTATAGACGGAGCAACTAATGTTTACTTTGGTAACACTACAGATTTAACTAGAAGTTTCTTAGGTACAATGGCTGAAATGGCAGTTTATAATAGAGATTTATCGTCTGAAGAAATATATCAATTGTATAAAAGAAATAAACCTAAATATAATTTAACAGTTTCAAAAGAAACTAATATATCAGGATTATTACCAAGTGACATATCAGGATGTGTAATGTGGTATGACTTTGAGACTATTAATAATGGGTCTTATATACTAGATAAAATATCTAATAAACCAGGAAGTATAGTAGGTTTTCCAAAACCTGAATATACTAATGGGTTTATAGGAAGTGGTCTAGGATTTTATGGCTATTCTGGTGGAGCGGTTACAGGTCTTGGAAGTTCTATATTATTTTTAACTAGAGGATTGCCAGTATCTGTTAATTCAGATTGGTCTACTAGCGTATGGTTTAAAATAGCTAATCATAGTGCATATCATTCAGATGCTGGACATGTTATAGGAATGTTTGATTATAATTCTTGGATTAAATTCTGGAATAGTAATTATGTAAGTATGACATTTAATAAAAGTCCAGGAGGAGATACCGGTAAATCTCCTGTTATAAAACAAGGGCAGTGGAATCATGGAATTTGCATTAGAGATTTAACTAATCAGGAAGTAAGATTTTATATGAATGGTGTTTTAGCAGGCTCTCAAATAGGAGTTACTACATTAGGAGGTGGAGATGATGTTTTATATATTGGAGCTAATCCAGGTTATGCTAATTTTCAGTATTTAGCATTATCAGGATTAGTAGATGATTTCTCTCTTTACAATAAAGCATTATCACATGAAGAAGCTATACAATTATATTGGCGTTATAAACCTAAATACACAACAATAAAGGAGGTAAATAATTAATATGCAAATATTTAAAATAAAAAAGAATGATACTCTGCCTGTACTAGCAGCTACATTAACATATGAAGACGGCACACCAATAGATTTGAATAATGGAAGTGTTTGGTTTAATATGGGATTATCAACAACATATGCAGCTTTTACTAGCGGTCAATGTGTTATAACTGGAAGTTCATTAGGACAAGTAGAATACAGATGGACTGGAACTACAGATACTGGAACATCAGGAACATACTTTGGAGAATTTGAAATACAATGGACAGGAAGTAAAATGACAATACCTTCAGACCATTCGTTTAAGATAGAAGTAAACGAGGACTATAACTAAATGAAGATGTCTATTACTGTTGACTCTAAAAAAGTAATTGATAAACTTAATAAGAGTTCTAGACAATTAAAATCTGAAATAGATGTTGCTATGGCTGAAAGTGGAATTCTATTAAAAGAAGAAATAGAATATTCTATTGAAGGTAATAGGTCTGAACCTAGAAGTGTAGATACTGGAGCATTCTTGGCATCTATAAATGTTGACCAAAATAACTCTTCAAAATCTAGTTATGTAAATGTATATAGCGAAGTTGATTATTCATCTTTCTTAGAGTTTGGAACTTCTAAGATGGAAGCTAGAAGTCATTTTAGAAATAGTCTAAATCGTTTAAAGTTCGTTATAAAAGATAAGTTTAAATACGTTCTTTCTAAAATTTCATAATAACTATATAGTCTTATTTTAAACATTTTTAAATAACTTAATATTTATCCATATATTAATCAAGCGAGATTAATATTCGTCAAGCGAGACACATGGTACAAACAGCAACATTTGCAAGTGATATGATTTTATTTTTAAGAGACTATCTTAGAGATAATATAACAGACCCTTTAGGAAGAACAAAAGGATTCGTAATGACATCTTATCCTAAAAGAGATGTGCAATACCCTATTATAACTTGTAAAATAACAAATATTAATTCTCAAAAACTAGGAATATCAAGTGAAACGTCTCTTATCAATATGGATATGGAAGTAAGAGCTTGGACGAAAGAATCAAAACAAGCAGAGACTTTAACACAAGATATTATTAATACTCTAAGGACAGCACAATTTGGAACAGGAGGAACCTCCGAAGACCAAATGTTTGGCTTTAGACTAAATAATGTTAATAGCATAGTTGAGAGTGAAGGAGACAACTCTATTCACTCTAAAATACTATCTTTTAATTATAAAACAATATTAGAATGAAAGGAGGAATTAAATAATGGCAATATATAGCAGAGACCAAAATACAGTATCGTTTCAATACGAATCAGGTACTTATGCAGCACCAACGGGTACAAACGCAAACTGGATAGGACTTGTTACAAATCATGATTTAACTGAAAGTGAAAATTATATTGAAACAAGACATACAGGAGCTGGAAATAGAAATTACGACCAGCAAATACCTGGACCAGTTGACTATGAAGGGACGTTAACATATCATCCTCAAGATTTTAGAATGTTTGCTTTCGCTTTAGGTAGCGTAGTAAATGTTTCCGGAACTACTAGTGTTCACGTAATAAGTGAACTTAATGGAGATGGAAGATATGCTTATACATCAGGAACTACTCAACTAACAAACTTTCCATCATTCACAGTAAGAGATTCTAAAAAATCATATGCTGGAGACGGAAATCATTATGTTAGAATAGTTAATGGTTGTGTAGCAGATACATTTAGCTTATCAGCATCAAACGGAGAAGTTGTTGAATGTGAAGTAAGCTATAAAGGACAATCATTTACTTTAGGAAGTAAGACTACAGATATCTTTGCACTTAACGATGCAGATACATCAAGACCATATGTTTGGAGTGATTTGAAATTCCATCTTCCATCAGGAACAGTTGTTAATGAAATTAACGATATAACTTACTCATTAGAGAATAATGTAGAGAATAGACATTTTGTTAATGGAAGTAGAGTTGCTCAAGCAATGATACCAACTAATAGAAATCATACATTAGAACTTGGTATGAGTACTAACAATACGTGGTTTAGAACATTAAGCGATTTCCATAAAAACGGAAGTACATTTAATGCAATGCTTGAATGCAGACAATCCGCAACTGAAGTAGGTTGGTTTATATTTAGTGGTTGTTATATCACTGATTTAGGAACTACATCTGAAGCTGAAGGTATTGATGATACTACTATTACTATAAGACCTGCAAATGCAGTCTTTATAGGAAGTGATGCAGTTAGACTATACGGTAATCCGTATTAAAAATTTATTTTTATTTTATTTTTTATTTAATTTAACAAACTCATAAAGGAGGATAAATGGAAACAATAGTAAAACTTAATTCAAAAAATGTTACTATGCGTGAATTGTTAGCTATCGAATTAGACTCTATTTTAAACGAAACATCTAAAATAGAAGATATTAGTGTTCGCTCAAATGAAACATTAAAAAAGCAGATAACAATAAGCACAGGATTAACAGAAGATGAATATAAAAATCTAACAATCAAAGAAAGATTGTCTCTAGTAAATACATTTAATAACCTAAATGGTTTAAATGATTTTTTGTCTCAGAAGACCCTAGATTAAAGAATTTAGAAAATAATCTAAAAATATGTGAATACTTTAATTGGTCTTTAAAAGATACTAAAGCATTAACATTATTTGAAGAACAATATATAATCCATTATATCAATAAACAAATTCGAAAAATGAAACAGCAAAATAAGAGGAAAAGATAATGGCAGAAGAAGAAATGAAGATACTGATAACAGCAGTAGATGATACTACTAAAACGCTAAAAGGTATTGAAGATACTTTAACTAAGACTTCTAAAAATGTCGAAAGGACTACAGAATCTACTAGCAAAGCTTTTACAGAACAAACAGGAAACTTATTAGTATTAGGTAATGCTGTAGATAGAGTAGATAGAGTATTTAGCTCCTATCAAAATATGCAGATAAGAGTAGAAAATGCTACTGAAAGATTAGCTAATGCTCAAGATAGATTAAAGAAAGCACAATTAAATCTTCAAAAAGTGCAAAAGAGTTCTACATCAACTACAGAAGATTTAGCAGAAGCACAACAAGAATTAACTGCAGCATCTAGAGGATTAACTATTTCTCAAAACAATCTAGCTAGAGTTAATAATCAAGTTTTTGGAACTTATGTTCAAATGGCTACAGGAGTTGGTCAATTAGCAGCTTCTATGCCTAATTTAATAGCAAGTACTAGAAGTTTAACTACTGCTAGTTTAGCATTTGTAGCTACTCCTGTTGGAGCTACCCTAGCAACTTTAGCAGGGACTTTAGCTGTTGTAGCTGCTGGATATAAAGTATATAGTGGACATCTTGAAAGAATGAAAGATATAGAAGAAAAAGCTAAAGACAATGCAATATCTATATCTGATGCTTACAGAGAGCTATATGATAATACTAAAAGAACTACAGAGGCTCTAAAAGAACTCCAAGGATTATTAACAGGAGAATATACTCCTCAGTCTGAAAAAGAAGCTCAAGCTCTTGTTAAAATAGCTGAAAAAGAAAAAGAAATAGCTGACTTAAGAGCTTTAAATAAAAGACCAGCTGGAACATCTCAGAAAATAATAGATGCTGAAGCTGAACTAGAAAAAATGAAAACAGTATATGATGCTGAATTCGCTAAAGCTAGAGATGTATTTGATGCTAAAATTAATCTTCAAAATATTCAAGAAATGTCCTCAACTCAAAGTCAACAAAGAATAAATGATTTTTGGAATAAAAGTTATCAAGACCAGTTAACATATCTAAAGGACAAATATTATGTTGAATTAAGAAGAATAAAAGATGAAGATTGGAAGAAAGATATGGAAAATTATAAAGCTTTAATGAAAGCTCAGTATGATTTAAATGCAGCTAAAATGAATGAAAAATATTCTACTTCAGCACAATTTACAAGAGCTGTAAAGTCTTGGTTTGGTTTTGGAGATACTACCAGAGTAAATGATGCTATAATAACTAAAAAAGGACAAATAATAGAAACTTCTCCTGATGATAATATAATGGCATTTAAAGGAAATTCTCCCGGCGGAGCAGGTATTAATGTTAGCATAGGAAATGTTTACGGCATGAATCCAAATGATATAGCTAAAGCGTTGCAAAAAGAACTAGTGAGAAAGGGAGTCTATTAAATGGTAGTCTTTAGTGAAATCAGGTTTAATGATATACCTGAAGATGAAATATATGATTATAATGTTTCTAAAACAATAAGCGATAACTTATCAGCTAGTAGTTTTGAAGCTACTGTAGATAATTTTGTTGGAAAGAATAAAGATTACTTTACTCTTAACGATGAAGTTACAGTTTACGCTGATAATAGAATGATTCAGCCTAGTGGAAATCCTACATATCAATGGACATTTAATTCTAGCGGAACTTTTATATACGATACTATTTCTAATAGAATAGGAAGTTGTATTAGCGGTGTTCAATTTACATCAGCTGGAAAGATAGGAAGTGCTATAACTCTAGGAAGTCCTGCTTATATTGCAATTAGCGGAATTGGAAGTTATGGTCCAGGTTACCCTGTGTCATTTACAGCATGGGCTAAATCGCCTTCTGGAGGAGTTGCAGGTGCAACTATGGTCATAATAGGAACTCGTAATGCAGGTAACGACTTATGGAAGTTAGGACAAGGACTTGGTTCATTCCAATTTGCTTATGATAGTGTAGGTGCTGGTGGTTCTGTAATGAGAGGTAATGTTTTAGATACTAATTGGCATCACTATGCTGGAGTGTATAATGGTTCTAATATTTATGGATATTTTGATGGAGTATTAATAGGTTCTAGTAATCAAGTCTTAACAGCAGGAGTAGCACCAGCCGATGCACAAATAGGAAAGCGTTCAGATGCTAATAATGAATACTGGTATGGACAAATAGATGATTTAAGAATATACGAAGGAAGAGCTTTAACAGCAAATGAAGTAGCAGCTATTGCTAATAAAGGTTCTGGAACTGAATTATATAATAATGGTTCTCAATTATTATTTAGAGGAATCTTAGAAGATATTTCATATGTTGGACAACCTTTAGACGAAAAAATTCATCTAAGTGGCAGAGATTATATTGCTAGATTACAAGATAGAACTGTAGAACCTGAAGTATATACTAACTGGGAAGTCGGAAGCATAGTACAAGATATTATTTCTAAATATACTCAAAACATTAGTTGGAGCGGAATACAACATCCCGGAACCATATTACCTAGAATAACATTTAAACACGTTCCTGTATACGATGCTATAAAAGAACTAGCAGGACTAGCTGACGGAAATGAATATATATTTTATATAGATAATAATAAAGACTTTCACTTTGAACCTAATTCAAGTGTAAGTTCTGGATATACTTTTGATAATAATGCTGTTTCTACTTCAGACTTTACAGAGAAAAGAGATAATATATTTAATCAAATATGGGTATATGGAGATAGATATTTAGATGGATATAAAGAAACATTTACAGCTGGCTCTCCCCTAGGTGGTTCTATATTTACATTATTATATAAACCTCATAATACAGAAATAACTGTTTCTGGAGCAACTATACAACCGGGCGGAGTTTATCAAATGTCTTATTCTACTCCTTCAGGATTAAAATATTTAGTTAACTATGACGATAAACAAATTATATTTATATCAGGAACTAGTCTAGGAGCATTTATTCCTTCATCTGGAAATCAAGTTATAGTTAATTATAAAAGATTACTTCCTATTGTTAAAGTAGCAGATGATGAAGTCAGTAAAGCTCAATACGGAACTAGAGTAAAAGTTATAGTAGATAAAAATATTAAAGACCCTAATACAGCAGTTAGCGTAATGCAACAGCAATTAGCTAAATATTCTGTCCCTGAAAAAGAAGGCAATTTAAATCTTCAAGGAATATATAACGTAACTCCTGGTCAAACAGTAGTAGTAGATATGCCTTATGAAAGTATTGATAACGAAACTTATGATATAATAGAAGCTAGTTATCAATTTAACAAAGAAAATAACTTAACTGAAAATGTAATGAACGTTAAACTTAATACTAAGATGAATGATGTGACTGATATAATAAAACAGTTAACACTTGACGTTAAAAAGCTACAAGCAGCTGATATAGATGATTCTGATATTATAACTAGATTTCAAAATACTACAGGAAGTGTTGGAATAAGACAAAGTGGTGTTGAAGTTTACACTAGAAATATTGCGGGAACGTCTCTAATATTAGACTCTCAAGTATTTGGATTACTAGATACATACACAGTGTCTGTAGAATCAGGACTAGCTTTTGTAATGGGAAATGTATTACAAGGAATTTTAGGAACATCTAGATTAGGAGGAGCGTTTGGTGCTTGGACACTTATATATTCAGGGGGATATTTCTGAAAGGAGGATAATATGGTAGTAACAGATTATGCAAAAAAAACAATAGCTAGATTTATTGGTAATAGTGGAGCAGGAACTATAGCTCAAACAATACCATCTTACTTTGTAATAGGAAGCGGAAGTGGAACTAGTTTATCTAGTATGACAACTCTATTAAATACATATGATAGACAAGCAGTCACTTCTACTGATATAACAATACCGTATAAAGTTTCTTGGACTGGAGATTGGAATAGTGTAGAATTAAGTGGTTTATCTTTAAAAGAATTCGGTATGATAGCATCGGGAACTGGAATTACTGGAAGTATTTGGTCAAGAACTGGAATGCCGGCTATACAATTTGATGGAACTAATGAGCTTAGAATTGAAGAGACATGGGAGGTATTTTAACTATATAGTGATGTTTTAAACATTTTTAAATAAAGTTTAATTTATAACTATATAATTTTTATAATCTAATATGACAGCTGAAGGCACTTTTCCAAAAATAGCAGGTGATGTAATTTATGCAAGCGAAGTTAATAAGTTTGCTTCAAGATTATATGCAACAACTGGAAGTACGGCGTCATTTAATAGCGGCACAGCTATACAAACATTAGGAAGTTTTATTATCCCAGGTGGTACATTAACTAGCCCCTCTTTAATAGATTTCAGATTTAGACTCACTAATATCGCTAAACCTGTAATAAGATGTTCCGGAGCATCTGCTAATAATGCATATACTGGAGTATCATTTTTTGATAAACCGGTAGGAAGAGTTCAATTTTATACGGGAAGCCCTTGGTATGGTTGGATATTCTCCGAAGTAGGTCAATCTAACGCTGGAGGAGAATCAGTAGATGCTCATAGCGAAACTTGTATTGAATTTGATAATTTAAATACCGGCTCTCCTGTCGTTATTATTATGCAAGCTACTATTTCAGCAAGCACTGCTGCATATTATTATTATTGTACAGCCGATGGAGTGAGATATTAACAATGGAATTCAAAATCGGACAAATCTTAAACTGTGCATATGGCGATACATTATTCGCTAAGCTAATTAGATTCAGAAATAAATTCTATTATGGTTCTCCTTATACACATACATCTATTATAACATTTGTAGGCGAAGATTATTTAACAATAGCTGAAGCATTAGGAGATGGATTCACTATATCTAATTATGAAAAGTGGTGGGTTGAAGGAAGAATAAAAGATGGAACTATTACATTAGGAAATTCTATTGTACCTTTAATTAATGTAAAAGAGAATGCCGAAAAGTATAAAGGTACTGAATATGGATTCTTAGGAATATTCTATATTGCTCTTTCTTTCCTAGGACATAAATCTATTAACTGGTCAGATGGTACTAAATCATTAATATGTAGTGAAGCGGTAGCTAGAATACTTTATGATAGCTCTAATAAACAAATAGACTTTGTTAAAGAATTTGGAAAATCATATGACACTATTACACCAGATGACTTTTCTAAATCTAAACAAATAATATGGGAGAATAATAATGGCAGCTGAAGGAGTATTTCCAAAGGTAGATGGTGACATTTTATATGCAAGCGAAGTTAACAGCTTTAATGCAAACGGTCGTTATATTGCTGCAGGTTCTTATCTTATTTCAAGCGGTACTAATTATTTTATAGTAGGTAGTCATTTAATTTCCGGTCTTGGAAATCCTACATCTTTAGAATATTTTTTTACTGGTTCAGGAGCAATCGCTTTTTCACTTTCTATATCTGGCTTAGCAGCAGAGAGTAAAGTTAATGTTTCTGGTCTAAATGTATCTCCTGTGGGGAGGATTCAGTTATTGTTCGGAAGTCCTATGGTAGGAATTGGACAAGCAGTTTGGAATTCTGTATCTGATAATAAGACTCAACCTTTCTCTGCTGCGACCAATTACATTAATAACATTTATCCAGGTAGTCCATTCGTTATAGGTATCAGCGGATTAACTAATATGAATGGTAGTGCGGTTTTAAATTATTTTATTACTGCAGGAGGAAGATACTAACATGACATCAAATAATTCAGATACATTTATTAAGATAACGAATCAAGATATTTATAATGAATTACAATCAATGCATAAAACAATAGAACAAATGCAATCTCAAATAACAAAAAGACAAGATATAACTAACGGTAGAGTTAAAAAGTCTATGTGGTTAGCAACATCAGCTATAACATTAGTACTAGCTTTATTTACATTCTTTATACAACACTTAACGGAGTCTACTAAATAATGGCACCATTTGAAACATACGAACCTGAATTACCTTCTATAGAAAAAGACCCTCTATTAGAACCTATTCCTAGTCCTGAACCAAGCAAAAGATTTAAACTAAATAAACAAGATATTAGCAAAATCTTTAAAGGAGCAATCATTGCGGTTGCAGGAGCAATTCTTACCTACTTAACACAACTATCCGTTAGCCTTCCTAATGGAACATATACTCCTTTAATTACTGCAGGTTTTGCTATTGTTGCTAATATCCTATGGAAATGGTTGAAAAACAACCAATCCTAATATATTCTATAATATAATAAAATTTAAATATGGAGAATTCTAATAAATTAATATATAATAACATGTTCATTCTAATCAATTATAAGGAGGAAAATACAAATGGGGAATAATTCATCTGTCTGGCCAACAGTAGTTACAGTCCTTGTTGTTGCGCTTTTAGCGTTTAACACTTGGGCAGTATTTAATGTGACGTCACAAGATGTAGTTGTACCAACCGCTGACGAAATTGCAGCTAAAGTTAAAGTAACTTCAGTAACAACTGATGCTTACAATGACACTGCACTTGTTGCTAAAGTAGATAAACTTAGCAATGAAGTTTTGAAAGATGATTTGAAAGAAGCAAAAGCATTAGAGTTATTTAATGAAGAGCTTAGTTCAAAGGATTTCAAGAAAGAACTAGTTAGCTTCCTTAACGCAGAGCTTAATGCATCTGGTGACTCTTCTACTGTAGAAGATTACAAAGATATAGAAAGCGTTGTTGTTACTGACGGAGCTGATGATGTTGTTGTTAGTGGTGATTCTGCAACAGTTACTTTGACATTGAAAGTTAAATATCTTCTTGATGGAGATACTGACTCTGAAGATGTCGAAGCTGCTAAAGTTAAAGTTGAATTGTCTGTTGACGATTTAGACGAAGACGAAGAGTATGTTGATGCAGAAGTTGATAGCTACGGTTCTAGTGATTTCACATTGGTCAAATTCTATCCTAGGTAATCTAGGATAACAAAACAAATTTTATTTTTTTATTTTTTTATTTTTTATAATTTTTAATAATTAAACGAGGTATAAAATGAATGCAGAAGTAAAACATTATTTAAAAGATGCTTGGTTTTTCACTTTAGAAATGTGGAAAATATATATACAAACGTTAGGTTTCTTCATAGCAATAGCAATAATGTTTGCGATTATAAGCTTTCTATATAATCTCTTTGATTGACTGAATAGCTTTCTTGGCGCTTTCTTTCCATGTAAATTTCTTAGATGTATCTAAAGCTTTTAGTCCACTAGCTTTAACTTCATCTTTATGTTCATATACATGTCTTAATGTTCTTTTTAATTGATTTAGATTAGGTTTAACCCATTGTATACCTTCGTACTGAATATCGTGTTTAACCTCAAAGAATTCTCCTGATACACTCCAACCATTTTCACTATTAATATAATCCGTCATACCGCCAAATGATGTACTAATAACAGGTTTACTACAAGCCATTGCTTGTATGCCTCCTAAATGAAAACCTTCTGCTAATGAACTAATAACAAATACATCAGATACATTATAAAAGTCATTTAATTGTTCTAAAGAAACTTGATTCGCTATCATAGATATTTTCGGTAAGTCTTTATTATCTTCTGGAAACGTTTGGGGCATAGATAAGTTTTGACCATAAACAGTATTTAACTTTACCAATAATTGTACATTATCTTTAGAAGTAAACTCTTCGTTAAATGCTTTAATTAAATAACTAATCCCTTTTCTATCATATATACCATCTTTCCATCCGCCGTCTGTGAAGAATGTAAATGTATTATCTCTTTTATTTTCTTTAGGATAAAATAATTTAGGATTAACTCCATGAGGTATAACCCTAATCTTATGACTTATAAATCCTAACTCTAATCCTTGTGCAGTATTTAATATTGCATTTTTAGTATGGTTTGATGGAACCCATATTTGAGATACTTTCGAATCTAAAAATATATCAATCCAACTGTCAGGAACTCTATCTCCTTCCCATACGCAAAATCCTATAAACTTCTTATTAGGATGATTCATAAGCATAGGCCATTGTTGAGGTAAAGCGATAGCTAAATCAATATCACAACTATCAGGATTCTTTTGAAGCGCTAATAACTCATTATCATTAACATATCTTTCCCATCCTTGTGGTCTATTAACTGAAAGAGTAACATCGACTCCTTCTTCCATCATAGCATTTGCTAGTTGTCTTGTGTGAGAGTCATAACCTGACTGTCCAAATATTGTGCCGATTATATTTAACTTCATGTATATACTACCTCTACTGCTATTACATCTCTAGTAGATATTTCTCCATTATAAGCTCCTAGATAAGCTTTCTTAGCACTAATTTTATTTAAAGCATTAATAGTTATCCCTTCTTCAAAGTCTCCGTGTTTTAAATATACTATATATTCCTTCATTTTCTTGTTATGAGATTATTAGACTTTAGATAGTGTTCTTTATCTAGTTTCATCTCTACTCCGTATTTATTATTATATGCCTTTAAAAAGTCACCATGTTCCTTAAACTTATCTTTACACCATGATTCAAATTGTTCTTGATTAAACTGTACCATATTCATTGTATCTCTTTCTCCGCCTGATGGAGTCATAAGATGATAATTAATAGCATACGTATTAACACCTAATTTAAATCCTGCTAATATTGCTTTAAATGAAAAGACTTGTTCTTCTCTAAATCCATTTCTAGATAAATTATTAATATAATTAACTCCTTTTTCATGTAGTTCTCTTTTATATAAAGCACAACTTCTAAAATGATGAGTTAATAATATCGCTTTTTTATTATATAAATGTCCACAATCGTCAAAATTCGCAACAAGACTTCCTTCATTATCAAATTCACAATATCCAATTATCGGAGAAACATGTTTAACATCTCTTACAATTCTCGGAGAAGCTACAGGTGTTGTTATTCCAGACATTAAATCATAACCTTCGTCTAAGCCTAATTTTAATTCCTCTAAATAATCAGGCTCTAATATGACGTCATCATCTACTCTGCAAATTAGTTTATGAGGAAGATTCTTCATAGTATATTCAACTAGCTGTTGTCTTGCTCCACTAACACCACTAGGCCTAGGATTATCTATTATATGAATATAATGTCCTTCGTCTTGCATTCTCATTACAATGTATTGTATAAAGTAATATCCCATTGGAGGTGTACCACTTCCATCGTTCAAAATTAGTACATCAAAGTTTTGATATGTTTGTGTTCTAAGACTTTGTAGTAGTAAACCAAGTTCCGTAGGTCTATCTTTTAAACAAACATGAAGAAGTATTCTATTAGAATCCATGTGACACTCCTCCATCGCAAGTTATACAAGCTCCATTTATATGATTAGCTTTATTAGAACAAAGATAAACTACTAAGTTAGCTACATCTTCCGGCTTACCTATTACTTTAGGTTTATCTGGAAACTTCTTACCTACATCTATATGACCAGGACAAATTGTATTGAATGTATATCCTTTAACCTTTCCAGCCATTGATTTCATATAAGCTATTTGAGCAGATTTAGCAGCTGTGAAATAAGGATTAGGTCCTTTCTCTTTTCCGTATATGCTGGCTATCGTAATAACTCTTCCGCCTTTTCTCTTTCTAGCCTTTAAGAATGTTTCTGTTAATTCTTTAGTAACTCCATAGTTTATCCACATTGTCTTTCCAGCATCTTCTGACCTCCAAGTTCCTCTTCCTCCGACATTATTAATAAGTATATCGGCTTCTTTTAGTTGTTCGTAATGTTGTAGGTCAAGCCAAGCCAT